GCAAACGGGCGGAAATATTCACGATGTTTAATTTCGTTAACAAAGTCCTTACCGTCTTCATATGTTGGATTAAACAAGATACTGCGATTTCCTAATGCTCTTGGACCGTTTTCACTGCGCCCTTGGAACATGGTAACAATATTTTTATTTAATAACAGTTCTACAACATCGTCATGCGTTGCATCTACAACACTAGCACCATATTGACTTGCAAGTTTGTTAATGTCATCGTTACTATAGTTGTATTCAAATCCTAAATATAGTCTTTCTTTAGTGTAGTCAACTTTAGTAAGCGGTTGTAGATTTTTAAACAACATTAATGCCGCACCAATAGCTGTGCCTGCATCGTTAGATATTGGCTCAACGTACAGATTAATGCCCTCATCTTTCAAAGCATCCAAATAATAATAGTTAGCAACACAGTTTAAAGCGTAGCCACCGCTTAGTACAACATTTTTATGTCCAGTATCTTTAACTGCTTTGCGGATCAAATTAGCAACTTGTTCCTGTGTTTCTATTTGGCAAGCATACGCCATGTCTCTACGGTTTTGTAGCAACGTAACATCATCAAAGTAATCAGGTGTTGCACCAGAACCTTCAATTAAATAGTCAAACAAGCAAGCGTTTACACTTGCACCGTTTGGATACGTTGGAATAATAAGGTTTCTATTGGATAGCGGTACAATGCTAGTATGGTCAAACAACGGAGGAATTGCATCGTTCTTTTTACCGTACGGGAATAGTCCCATAGTTTTGCCTGCCTCAATAGGTTGCCATCCGCACCATTTAGTAACAGCTTCGTAAATCTTGGTAATACCAGCTCGATCAGTAATTACTGCTTCATGCGTTTGACCNGGTTCTTGATAAATTTCACTACTAAACTCTGGAATTTTAACACCAGCCATTGGTCCTCTTGTGCCAATGTGTTTATAAACAGTTTTAAACCAAGCGGGCCATGCACAATCAAAAATACTTTCAGTTTCCCAACCTATAGTCGAGTCACCGTTAGCACTTAACGAAATGAATGTGCCAGCACCGTCTACAATGACAGCAACTGCTTGATCAAACCCCGAACGATAAAACGCAGCCGCCGCATGTAATTTGTGGTGAACTGCACTTAAATCAATAACTTGCGGATGTTTGTAAGGATCTTCTTTACGGCTAATTAAACCAAGTTTTCTAGCCATTGCAGTATATACATCGTCACCTGTAAAATCATTACGTGGCGCAGTTTCTGCTATGGTCTGAGTATGTGCTATCACAATATAATCTAACTTGTTAGTATATTCTTTAATTTTCATCATAGCGGCAAAAGGGCCGCCGTCATACTTATGGCGACTCAGTCGCTCTTCTTCAATGCTAAAAATGATTTTACCATTTTTTAACAAGCATACGCTACCGTTATGCCCTCTAGCAATACCAGCAATCCAAACATCATTTTCGTAATTAATTTCCATATTATTCCTTTAAAATCCTAATGGTATTCCAGGCCAAGTAATCTTATTACACGACTCCGGAAATCCTTGTTTTCTACCCAATGCAAACTCAAACGCTGTTTTATCAAACATAAATTTTTTATAAATTGGTTCAATATTATCTACTAATTCTTGGGCTAGATGCAATGTACTATCAGAAATTTTTAATTTTTCCTTTAACTCTTGCTTAATCCATCCTAGGTGTTGTATTGTACTGGGATGTAGATCTATGTAGTGCGTTCCGTTATAGTCTATAAAGTTAAAAGTATGTTCGGGGCATGACTGACAATATAATTCTAGCGGCATTAGCCAATGTTCAGCATGATCTTGCCATATTATTTTATCGTATATTTCAAGATCTGGTAACATGTCCCATGCACTGTAATTGTCGCCACGCTTGTGATTAGTAACTAGTTCAGTCTTTTCACCGTATCCGTCCTTATCTCGAAGATCCTTGCCCATATCTCTAACGTCACCAATACTGGTCATAAACCATTTACAGCCGATTCCTTTTAAAAAACCTTGTGTTAACGAGATAAAATTTAAGGTATGCATAAAATAAGCAGGCTCATAGAAGAAAGTATCTATCCATTTTTGATCGTATAACTTTATGTTATGATAATTGAAAATACTTCCGTATGTTTTCCAACCTCTTACTCTACCAGGCGTACTTTCTTGGTGCCACCAGTCATTTCTAAGATGACTAGACCATTGAACAATAACTACATCATCTTTGGTAAAATGGTGCCTGGCGTTGGCCTCGGACACTCGTTCAGCAATAGCCTGATTACCAATCCCCGATAATCCATAGTTATACAGTTCATCAAATTCTAGTTCTAGAAAGTTGGCCCAAGTAGGCCAACTGTAACTAGTATAACTACAACCAAATGCAAAAACTCTTTTCATATGTTAGTTACAGCATCCAGCATCGGAGTTAGATGAGGCAATTTCTTGAACAGTACTAGTTGACGCTGAAAATTTCTTAATGCCAGCATCTACTGAATCAACGATGGCTTTTTCTATAGCATCATTCATGCTCATAATACCGTCATTGCCACGATCAGCAACTTCGTCCATTGTAATTCTAATCGGGCTATATTTACGAATATCGCCGCCCATGTCTAATACATCAAACTTTTCGTAGTTTGGATATGACACATTTATAGAAAAGGTTGAACCCACAACAACTGTGGCAGGCTTATCTAATGCACATGCTAAATGTTGCCCGACTGAATCACAACCTAAGAAGTAATCTGCGTTGGCAATAACTCCTGCCCACTGGCGAAGTGTGAGGTTTTGTGGGTGTGCAACAGGATCTTTACAGCCATGCTTGCTAAAGTCAATACCAATCTCACTCATTAAAATTACAGAGTATTTTCTTTGTAACATCTTTACAATATTAATAACATGACCGCCTTCAAAGCTACGGGCTGAACTGTCTAAAATAAGACCGTTTTGACTTACAACTCCACGTCCAAACGGTTGAAAAATAACTACCTTATCTTTTTTAGTCTTTTCTTTTACTTCTTTAATAACACCAAAGCCAGTAAACATCTCTTCGTTAGAAAGACGCATTTTTGGATGCGGCAATGCTCTTATACCCTTGTTGTTAATGGCAATATCGTATGCTTGTGCAAGTGAACATTTTTGATTAAAATATTCCCATACTCTATATGGTTCCGGACTTACAAGGTCCATGTTAATTAACTTGTCTTCAAACAAGTTTTTGTGCCAGTGATCATACGCACGTTCGTGTAAAATTGGATGGCCTTTATAAAAATCAGTGCCTCCTTCACATACTATGATAAAATCTTTACCGTTTTCTTCAGCATATTTCTCTAATGCTGGGATTGAGCATACTACACGTCCGGCTCCGCCGTTAATAAAGAATGCTTTGGCTCGTTGGGTCATAAATCGTCCTATAATTATACTACACTATAATTTAGCATATTTTAGAAAGCAAAGCAAGAGTTTTGAGTCGGATAAATATACTATAAAGAGACCAATATGAACAACTTTTCTTCATTTTTTACTATCGGCGCACAGAGCATTTTAAAATTTTTAAAGAAGCCGGGCCTGTCGTACAAAGGCAACTGGATACCGGTATTTCCTAATACAGTGCTGGATAGTTGGCATGTGGGTGATTTCTCAACTGCTTCGTATTTGATCACAGTTGAGCATCAATCTAATAAAAAAGAAGTAATGCATGTGAACGTGGTAGCTAGACCAGACCAGGCAAGTTATAACGTTTTCGGAAGAACCAGCATTGACGACGAACTGATCATTCTCGAAGCATCAGTTTCTAACAGTATTTTCTCACTGAAAGCCAGTCCTTCAGACCCCTTGTTTACTGGTGCAAAAATCACCATGCTGGTGTTTTACGGCGAAACTATAAACCCATTAACTCCGGCTATGCCAATTACAATTGGNCCTGGATTTGAAGCAGGCACTGGGGGTAACACAGAAGGCGGTGGCGGAACAAGCGGTGGTATAACTAGTTTTTTACAACTGTCCGGCAGTATCGGAATATCACAAATATCTAATGGACTGATTACCCCTAACAAATTAAATCTTAATGCGGCATTGACGCCAACTGCTAACGAAACATATGATTTGGGCAGTAACACATTCCGATGGCGAGACCTTTATCTCAGCGGAAATTCAATACGGCTAGGCGATGCCACTATCTCTGCCTCAGGTAGCAACATAGTGTTACCGGTCGGAACCACAGTAGGTGGTGCTGCCATTAGTACTACCAATAGTTTTAGTTCAATAGCGGTATCAGGGCAGTCTAGTATTGAAGCAGATAGTGTCTCAGATATACTGACATTAGTTGCTGGCCCTAATATTACAATTACAACAAATGCTGGATCAGATACTATAACTATTAGTGCTACTACTGGTGGTTCTAGCAGTGGGGTAAGCACAGGCACTGCTAATAGATTGGCATATTATGCATCAACCGGTGCAGTAGTTCAAGACACCGGAGCCGGCCTAACTTGGAGTGGCACTAACTTAAACGTCACTGGCACTGTTACAGCCACAGGTGACGTAAGTTATGTTCGGGCATATTTTGATACGCTGGCAGAACTCCAAGCAGTAAGTGCTTCTGTATGGCACGGTATGGTTGCTCATGTGCATGAAAATGGCGGCAGAATGTATTTTGCTCATAGCGGCGCATGGCAACCTATGTCAAACTTCAGTGATTTAAATATTTTTAAAACAATTGCAGTAGCTGGTCAGGCTAGCATAGTAGCAGATAGTGCCCTAGATACATTGACTTTGGTTGCAGGTACAAATGTAACTATTACAACTGATGCTACTACCGATACTATTACTATAAATGCTACAGCAGGCGGGTCAGCTGGTAATTTAGATTCATTAACCGATGTGGTAATCACTACCCCCACAACAAATCAGGTTTTGAAATATAATGGTACAAATTGGATAAATGACACCGACGCCACTAGTGCAGGTGCCGGCGGGGGTACTGTTACTTCAGTAAGCGGTACTGGCACAGTAAACGGACTAACACTGACTGGTACAGTAACCACCACAGGTAGTTTGACATTAGGCGGAACACTGAGTGGTATTGGCAATACTCAATTGACAAACAGCACAATATCTGGCGTAGCACTTGGCGGAAGTTTACTCAACCTAACTGCCGGCACCGGTGTATCATTCAGTAGCGGCACAACTTATAATGGTAGTGCGGCAATTACTATTAACGCAACAGCATCTAGTTCAAGTATATCGTGGTCACTCTCAGCTAACGGATCTAGTGACTATATATTCAGCGGGCCCGGGATAATCACAGGTAATACTAACGATCCGGTGCTGTATTTGTACAGGGGATTTTCTTATACCTTTGTCAATACTACAGGTGGAAGCCATCCATTTGCAATCAGAACCTCGTCAACTAGCGGTGTAGATTACACATCTGGTGTTTCTGGGAGTCAAACTGGCACACAAATATTTGTAGTTCCAATGAATGCTCCTAGTACACTATATTATATATGTACTGCCCACAGCAACATGGGAAATNTCATTAACATTGTTTAATACGTGATAAATGCTAGTCTTAATCTGTTAGGAATACAATAATGTATATTACACTAGGTAAATACAGCTATACTTATAACATGGATCAATAATGGGAGTAATTCAAAAACAATTAACGTCATCTTCGGGCTTTAGAGGCCCGGGATTTACCGTGGACGGCGTAGGAAATCTAACGGCGTCTTCTATCAACTCTCTAGGTAGTTTGTTAATTGGCGGCCTTCCATTCATATCTGGCTCAAATTTAGCCAACACAATTACTGGTAGTAGTCTACAGACGGTTGGCAGGCTAACATCACTAGATGTCGGAACAGATTCAGCTAACAACAAAATATTAGCCGTTACTGTCTTAGGTATTACTAGTTCAGCACTAACTTCAGTAAACTTTAACAACGGTCTATTATTAATAGATCCAACAAATAAACCCAACAGATTAACAGTGGGTCCGGTCGGAGTCACACCAATTCGATTGGACGTATCCGGCACCATCTATGCAACAGCAACAACTGAATCAACCTCAACCTCAACAGGATCAATAGTTGTAAGCGGTGGTGCAGGTGTTGCCAAAGACCTCAATGTAGGCGGCGACACCTTTATCACAGGTGATACTTATATTGGCGGACAGAATATTAAATCACTAGCAGCCGCACTTGCAGTAGCATTATCATAAGAGAAAATTAAATGGCAAAGAAAAGAATAACAAATTATGTGTTTCAACCAGGCGTATCTAAAAGCAGTAACGCCTATCCGAATGCTCACGCACTACTAACTGTTAACAAATCTTTTATACAAAAAGAAGCAAGAGCATGGATTAGCCAACAAATTATTCTTGATAGTGCTAATAATTTATATCCGGATGCTGTTAGACTATTAACACTTAATAAACAATTTATTTTAGATGAGATCTCAGCGTGGACAACTGCGCAAGTTGCAACCGCAAATGTCACATCTGTATTTTTTGGATATGTATACGGTGCAACTGAAATTGCAAAATGTAAACGCGATGTGGGGTATCTTGTTGATGCGTTAGCTTACGATATTCGATACGGTGGTAATGAACGAGTAAGTTTTGTTGCAAGCCAGTACTACCTAAGCGGCACAATACAAGTTATTAATGCTCAAGTTGAAACAGCAATCCAAACAAAGTTATGGAATTTAATTCAAGGCTTTGTAATGCAAAAGATTGTTTACTCTCCAACTGATCAAAGTCCGGTTACCAGTACACAGGTTACAACAGGCGATGCTGGTGAAACAGCGGCAGTTGCTCGAGCGTTTGTGTTATCGCCAATGATCAGCAATGTTATCAACGGTGGATTATCAACTATACCGGCTACAATATATTCAGTATATAATTTTCCGGGATACACATACGATTCATATAAATGCGAACGTGATGTGGGATATGTTATTGACGGGTACTTGCATGATTTACAATACGGTGGAAACGTCAAGACACGATTGATCAGTAGTCGTTATTGGGACGGCGAATATCCTCAAGTTGACGGCGATCGCTCACCTGAAATTGCAACACATACTTTTATTCGTGATTTAATAAACGACTATATTTTTAGCCAAGCGGCATATACTCCATTACAAATTACAGAACCACTACAAGCACTACCAAATAATGGAGAGGCTGGCGCAAATGCAAGAATTACAACTCTAGCAGGAATTGTTGTTACTGTTATTACCAACGGATTATCATCATTACCAGCAATAGTAAACGGAGTAACATCTCTTAAAATTCAAGGGTACTACACACTTGACAAAATACTGTTAATTACAAATTCAAAAACAAATCAAATTATTTACAATTTTAGCGACCCACAGTTAGGCGCAACAGCAACGTTTGATGCACCCCATAACAGTAACGGACGTGATCGTGATGAAGATTACCCATCATATTTACAAACCACTGATACAATTACTGTTTTAGATTTAGAAGCGGATACTAGTACTGGATCCTCTACTGATGATATTCAGATATTTGTTGAAGCAGAAGAACAAAAAACTAGACCATATGACTTTGGTACAGACGCTATTGAACGTATGCGTGTTGCTCAACCCCAGTCTATGCTTGACGCTGACTTTGAGTATGGACTACAACCTACCAAATGGCAGGCGATTGGAGTTGCTCGCGGATATCCTTCTGTGTATGAAATTCCAGGTACTGACACTGCTGTTGTTTCAGTAACTACTGATGCTTCAACCGGAACTGGCGGTGTTGGTAACTCATTAATCACAGTTACTACACAAGGCCCCCATGGATTTACCGCAGGAACGCCTATTACAATTCGAGCACTAGCAAACACTATTAGCGGATTTAGTCGAGCAGAAGGCACATTTATTATTATTTCCGTACCCACTCCGGCTACATTTACATATTATGCTACTGCTAAAGTAGGTACAAGTAATGGGCAAGTGCTTGCAACTAGTTACTCACAACTAAGAAAAGGTGCGTTCTATACAGGAGCATCAATCGGCACTCCTACAATCAGCGTGAACAGTAACGGTGTTAATAGTTCGTTCACTAGTAAGTTTATTACACCAATAACCTCAGATCAGATTGCAGTAGCAGCCACACTGCCTCTACTAAATGTCCCATTAAGTGGTACTGGTATAAATGCTGGCACGCAAGTTACTGGCACAGTTGGCCCAGGTGGCCTTGCAGTAACAGCCAACATTAGTGATCCAGTATCAACCGGTGATACTTCGATCACAGTAGTTGATGCAACTGGCGTACTAGAAGGTATGGCCATTGATAACGGAACTGGTACTGCAATATTTGTAAGTACAATTTCTTCTAACACTATTAGTTTTACACAACCACTAACTGCTAATCGTGGTGGCGCATCTCAATCTTACACTAATAAAACTGGTACAAACATTGTACCCGGTGGTACTGGCGCACTGTTTGATGTTGATCGAGTAAGTGGAGTTTATACAAATATTAGTATTAGTGATCCCGGACTTGACTATGTTGACGGCAGTAGATTAGTAATTCTAGGTAGTGACTTAGGCGGTGCAACACCTGCAAACGATTTAACTATTAAAATATCTTCAACAATTAATCTTGATACATTTAACGNTGTAGTACAAAACGGCACTAGTGGTACAGGTACCGGCGCTGAGTTTGATATACTACTTGAATCAGGCGGTGCATACGATGTAACTAATATTGCAACAGCTGGATTGGATTATGCAGTGGGCGATACAATAACACTATTAGGTACAAATCTTGGTGGAGCAAGTCCTGCAAATAATGCAACTGTTACCGTAGCAACAGTGACTCGTAATTATTCAAGTATTGCACAAGACAGCACAACCGGACTAGGTAGCACTGCAACATTTAATATTTCTAGAACTGGAGCATTATACACATTAACCGTATCTACAAAAGGTGTTGACTACACGCCCGGGGATACTGTTACAATACTTGGTACACAACTTGGCGGCGCAACACCCGATAACGACTTAACATTTACTGTTGTTGATGTGGATATTAATAATGGTATCAATGCCTTTGATACGCTAACCGGTATTGCTACGGGTACTGGCGGAATCTTTGGCATTGCCAGTGTTACTGGTATTTGTAACTTTGTTGGCGGATTAATTAATACTATTTCAGTTGTTTCGGGAACTAGTATAAGCGGTGAAAGAGCTTACGCGGCTATCATACAAGACGCAACTAGCGCATCAGGATCCGGCGCAATATTTGATATTGAAACCAGCGGCGGAATTTATGATGTAGTGATTGTTGATCCAGGTTTAACCTATGCGTTTGGCGACACCATTACTATTTTAGGAACTCAGCTAGGCGGCTTGAGTCCTGCAAATGATTTAGAACTTACAGTAACTAGTGCAAGCTCTTTTGGAGGCGGCATATTAGCATTTAACACAGCAGGCGTACCATCAAGCGTTGACGATAACTTTCTAACATTGACTGCAACCGCTATTGCACCAGGTGATGGTGCATCATTTGATATCTCTCGCGCAGGCGGATTGTATACATCTGTTGTGGTTAATTTACCGGGAACTGGCTACGAAATAAACGATAGGATTGAATTAAACGGTGCAAATTTTGGCGGCGTAAGCCCTACCAATAATGTTACACTAACTGTTACTGGTGTAAATGTATCAGACGGTAGTATTACTACATCAACAGCATCTGGTACTGCGGTATCGGGTTCAGCACTTGAGTTTTGGTCAGCAGTTGCATTAAGTGAACCTACTACTGCATCTATTCCAGATGCTACATCACTTACAACGTCGGCTATTGCCACTGTACAGATTGCATTTGCTAGTCCACACGGATTAGTTCCAGGAGCAAACATACTAGTTGATATTTCAAGCGCAGGAACTAATCATGCACTTGCTAAAGGTCCATTCTACGTTGAATCAGTTCCAAGCACAACAACACTAAGATATACAGCAAGGACAACTGGTAACATTGACACTGGGGTTNCACTAGTTGGTTTAGTTTATGCTAGACCAGACAGTTATTTTATTCATAGACCATACGACGGCGGTGTACAGTTAGGCACGGGCGGTCCACAGCACGGCGCTCAAGCAATTCGTATGAGTAAGAAATATATTCGTTACCAATCTGGTAAAGGTATTATGTATACTACTGGTGCGTTGTTTGCACCAAGTTATAATTTACAATCAATTAGCGCAGATGGAACATCTGTTGGTGCGTATATTACCGTAACAACAGATGACGTGGACCATGGTTGTCAAGTTGGTGGCCGAATTAGAATTATTGGTGTTGATACTGCTGGATATAACGGCGAGTACATTATCAGCGATGTGGTAACTGAGCGACAATTTAAAGTACAAGCATATACCACATTGGCAAATGTGTATGGTTCAATCACAACAGCGGCTCAAATGTCAATTGTTGGCTGGCATGGGGCTACAGTACGTGCTGGAACATTTGATGATCAAAACGGTATGTTCTGGGAATATGACGGCACTGAATTAGCAGTTGGTAAACGTTCTAGTACATTACAATTATCCGGTATATCAACTATCAATAGAGATAGTAATACCTTAACCGGTACTAATACACGTTTTCGTGACCAAGTTAAGGCAGGCGATCGTATTGTTATTAAAGGCATGACTCATGTTGTATCAGGCGTTCAAAGCCAAACACTACTGACTGTTACTCCGGATTATCGTGGTGCAGTTAACGCGGTACAATCAAAGGTATGTTTGGTACAAGATTTAATTATTAAACAAAGTAATTTTAACCTAGACAGACTAGACGGTACTGGACCAAGCGGATATAATTTAGACATTAGTAAAATGCAGATGATTGGTATGCAATGGTCATGGTACGGTGCTGGATTTATTGATTACATGTTAAGAGGTGCTGATGGAAACTATGTGTTTGCACACCGTATTCGTAACAGTAACACTAATACAGAAGCGTATATGCGTACTGGTAACATGCCAGTGCGTTATGAAGTTATTAACGAAGGTGCTCTTGGTAAATTAAAATCATCAATTACTGCAACACAAACAACAATACCATTAATTGATGCAAATCAATTTCCAAATGAAGCAGGTACTGTTTATATAGACAACGAACTAATTCAATTTGGTGGTAAAACAAGCAACACATTAATTAATTGTGTACGTTCAAGCCCAATGGTATTGTTTACCGGCGGTGCTCAGCGGTCATTCAGAGCAGGACTTGCATCAGTACACGAATATAATACCGGAGTAATACTAGTAAGCAATACTATCACTCCAATTATTAGTCACTGGGGTAGTGCAATGTTAACAGACGGACGCTTTGACGAAGATCGAGGATATTTGTTTAACTATGCATCTACAGGTATTCAAGTATCAACTACAAAACAAACTGCGTTTTTAATTCGATTAGCACCAAGTGTATCTAACGCTATTATTGGTGACTTAGGCGAACGAGAACTTATTAACCGTGCGCAATTATTGTTAAAATCCATTGCTGTAACATCTGACTCGGGCACAGGTGGTCTAGTGGTTGAAGGAGTATTGAATCCTCAAAACTATCCAATTGACCCAGCCGCAATTTCTTGGTCGGGACTAGCAGGTAGTTCGGCTGGCGGCCAACCATCGTTTGCACAAGTAGCGCCAGGTGGTTCTGTATCATGGGCAGGCGGTGCAACTGTTACAACTTCAACAGCAACTACCACTGCGGCCTTAACAGGTACTGCGTCAGTTCCGAACAGCGCACTATTTCAATCAGCAATTGGCTCAGCTGTGTTGTATGTAACCAAAGCAAGTTGGGAAACATTGGGAGCGGCAGTTGGATTCTCTGTTGCGGCAAGCGAAACAAAATACCCAAGTGGTACTACTGTTTCCTCAGTAACTGCTAACCCTAATCCAATTGCAACAACACTGGGCGTTATTACAGGTACTGCAACTATTCCACCTAGTGCAAACTTTAAGACACCTGCTGGATCTAATCAATTATTTTTCACACAGGCTTCATGGAATGCGTTACAAGGCGCAGTTGGCACTGCAATTCTTAGCTCAGACTTTGCACCAGGAACAGTAGTTTCAGTTGTTGCTGGCCCTGCGCTGGCAGCAGGACAGAACTATTATACCATTACAACAAGTACTAACTCGTTAGTTCCACATAATCCAGTAACAACTAATTTACAAACTTACTATCTTCAAGCATTTAACAGCATTCAGGTTACTGCATATTTTAACGTGGGACAAACTTATGCTCCTTATCAAATTAACGATAGTATTACTATATCAGGTAATCCGAACGTTCCACAAGTCAACGGTACTTGGGCTGTAACAGCATGTACCACATCATATGTACAGTTTAACGTGTCAGGTTCTCTTAACCTTAACGGTGGCTCAAACGGCTTTGTGGTAAACAATAATGCACTTAATACGGTGTCATTCTTTCTTAGCGGCTCCGCAGGATTAGGTGCAACAACTTTAAACATTACACAAGCAAGTTGGAATGCACTACCAATTGGTACTCGAGTAGTGGGTAACACTGTTAATGACACTGCAAAATTCGTAGGCGGAACAACAATTTCAGCAATCAGTGCGGTAAGAACATTTGCAGGTACTGCTTACTTCACGATAACATTTAATAGTGGATTGCTTGCGGCGCAACCTGCAGGGACATCGGTGACATTTAGTTTCACAGCATATTACGTCATAGGACTAAGCAGAACGGCATCCAGTGCAATTGTTGCTAATGCTAGCGTAGCATTTACGCCTGCAGTTATTGCAACAAACACGTCATTCTTATATTTCACACAAGCATCATGGGAATCACTAACATCGGGATACGGTGCTACAACCGGAACTGAAATTGTTGACCCGACTAAATTTTCGTCAGGTACAAAGATTGCTAGTATCGGTGCTCTAAGCTCGTTTGGTGGAACTGCATACTATCGTGTTAACTTTACACAAAGCTCAGTAACTTCTATTGCGGCTGCAAGTACAATTACATTCCAATTTGGTTTACCTGCTTATGCACAACCTGGTGAAACTGTATTCTCGTTCATTGCGGCTCCGGGCGGCGCACAAACATTGGACTTGGGTGAATTGAAAGAATTGACTAATACTACCCTAGGTGGCAGAGGAACTTATCCAAACGGCCCAGACGTATTAGCCATTAACGTTTATCGTGCGTCAGGTGNTGGTAGTATTCCTACTAACATTGTTGTACGTTGGGGTGAAGCGCAGGCTTAATTTATATCAGGTCAACAAGGTCAAAAACTGTTTGAAGTTTTGTGCGGATGGTTTTATTACTAAAACTATTCCGTAGACCTTGATGTAACGGCTTAGGCGCATGGTCAATGTTAACCCATGACCAACCGCAATGTTCATCGCTTAGTTCAGGAACAAATTCGTTTTGAATAACACATAAGTAAGTGTGGAAGTTAAAAACTTTGTCGTTAGAAACAAATGTTTCAATTGGAATTGTTTTTAATACTTTTGGCATTGCACCAATTTCTTCAGTAACTTCACGTTGTAAACCCTGCCATGGGTTTTCATCTTGAAGGTTAGTACCTCCAACTAGTCCCCAAGTACCAGAGTGTTTACCGTGAGCTTTTTGTAATAACAGGAATCGTCGTGTAGATTTAGCGTAGAACAATGCTCCGCTACAAACTATACGATCTTTTACAATTCCAGTCTCCATGATCCTACCTTATATTCGCCTTCAAACGATTTAGCCCATTGTACGCCATTCCATACAAATTGTATTCTAAAGTTTGTTTGGCTCTTGTATATATTAGTTTGCCATAGTAAGGTATCAGTTTCTTGAGCGGCGCTGAATATAACATGCCACGCGGCACCATCATATTCAATAATATCGTTTCCGTGTGCTACAAAGAGGCCCCATGCCGGTGTGCTTTGTACAATATCTTCAACAATGAGGAACCTATCACCTGCCACCGGATTAATCATTCCGTGTCCTGGATAGACTTTTGTAGGATCTATAATAGCATCAAATGTACCCCTTGCTGTAGATTGATCAAACCCTGCATCTCCAAACATAAAGCCATCAGAGTCAATCAGTGTATCCGACGGATATGTATCATTGTCCCATACAACTGATAATATTGTAGGATCTAATGAACTAATTGCCACAGTTCCAACAACATCGGCGCCATTAGGCTGTGTGATGAATAGTGTGCTAGAGCCAGCAATATACTTTCCAGGATAGCGATTAAATACTTCTTGCCACTCAATCGGTGTACCTTGGCGTACTGGAATATCTAAACTAGGCTCTCTTGGTAATGAGCTCTCAGCATGATGCAATAGTATTGCTTGATTATTGTAAACTTGGATATTGTAGTCAGTAATTGTCACAACTTCTCTAGCTAGTAATGTTGACAAGCTAGTCTCAGGCCCAACTAGTGGTTGTCCAAGTCCTTCGATATATTCATTGCTGTCAGTTTGTGAGCCACTATAGATGCTAGTGATAATTTTTGTAATAACACCAAGGTGTTTGACCTTAACTGGAGGGCTGATCCATATAGGAGTTTCTAAAGTTAGAGTAGCAATATCAATGGGGGTGTCTGTACCAACTGGGACTGCTCTGCTGGACCATGATACCTGTGTTAGGTTTAAAATAGTTAAACTAGTCCAGTCAATATAGTTGTCACTAGTTTGCAATTCTAAACTAGGATTAAACAGCACCAACATCTGTTCAAGTAATTGTAACTTTTGATCAGTGTTTGCAGTCCAAATATCGCACTTCATTGTCAGCTTAAATGGAGTTGGCATTAATCGTTCAACTGTATAGTTACGTCCTTGGCCGGTAGTGTATACTGGATTTGCAGGATCTGCATTATTGATTTCTCGTTCACGAACGTGAACTTTGCCAACAAAGCTACTATCACCTAATCGGTTAGCATCGATATCAAGTCCACTAATATAAATGCTCATACGGGGTACTGAATTAACTTTATTTTCACTATTTTGTCTAATTATGCTTGCCACTTGTCGATCTGCATCACCGTACATAACCGGCACTTGGTGTAGAGTTCCGTCACCGTATTTTACTACAAAGTTACTTAACACACGAATTGTCTGCGTTAAGTAACGTCTTATCTGACCGTCATAAAAGTGTTGCATTATAGATCCGCCTTTGGTCTAAGAGCTGTTGTCAAGCTCTGTCTCTGAGCTTCTCTGTTGTTACATAAACTTACCTTCCAAGTTCCAGTGTATGGAATTATTTGTTGTTCGGTATTGATCACAGGCATTGTTATGTAGGCTTTACTGCTGACATTGGTCAGCATGCCTGGATAGTCTGCGATTGTAAACGCAATCTCAGTAGTTTCTAATTTTATCACCAGGTACTTGGCAGTTGCAAAGGTAAAGTCAATATTAGTATTAAAGAGGTGTACACCTTCAACAAGTTTAACCCAATCAATTGCAACAGCTTCGTTGTAAATGTGTGACTCATTATTAATGAAACTAGTTTTAAGAGTCTGTCTAGAATTATTGTTAGTCATGTTCATGCGTACTGCATCTTCAATCTTAACCCAACGTGTTCCATCAAATCGGAACAATCTATTGGGTAAAAAGTCTGTACGCAAGAAGAAATCGTCTGGACCTGCGGTATCGGGGAATTGTATCCCGTGACCAAAATCGTATCCGTTGCTTGGAAATCCGTCACCAACAAGGTAGCCAGTATAACCAGTTCTTACTGGACGTTTGTTATTTTCAAGAGCAGTGTATGAAGTTATACTAGCATCTAGTTCTGTGGTTGTGTCAGCAGTATTTAAGACTGTTTTTCCGTCTAGGCCTACACCTAATGTATAAAATTGTCTTGTCTCGTAACCACTCTTTGGTGCATCAACTTCTGCTTGGTTAATGACTGCTAAATTAATTTCAAGCTCTTTAGATTTTGTACTTAATAAATCTGCAAGCGTTTGTCCCGTAGGATCACCATTAGAATCCAGCGCAGGTTTACTGAAAATATCAGCAAACTGTTGGCTATCTGTGACCTTCTTAAGTTTCAATCTATACAAGTGTGGAAACCATGTAGAACTAAATCCTTCACTAGCACGGCCAACATCTTCGATAACATAGTACCTTGGAAGTGCTACATCAAAGTCATTGAGGGCAAACTGGTCTCTTAAATGTGGTAATTCTATAACATCGCCACTCAACGGTTTTCTACCTATATACTTGATAAAATCGTTAATATGTACGGTCATGTACAAGGTGTCATTGTCAATAAACAAACCAAACTGGCTTAAATTAAAGTCAATATTTTGTACATTATACAGGCCGCGAATTCGATAAATTTCTTCACTGTATTTTCGATCTCTGTTTTCTAAGAATAACAAATCTTGGATATTTGTTTCCTTTACAGCATCGTAAATTGGCTGATCAGCAGTACCTGTGGTAGGATTTTTAGGGCCTAGGTACTTGTGTAAGTATACATCTGTTCCACCAACCTGAAACATCTCAGAAATCTGACGGTCGATAAATTTATAATCTTGCCCTCTTTCGGGCTTATACAGTGATAGTCTTGGCATATGATATTTATCGTAAATAATATTAACGATAAATATGTATGGAGAACTTAATATGGCAGATAATTACCCATCAGATCCTAGTGAATCAGACAGTACAATAGAACGTAACAAGGTATTTGATTACGTGCGTACTATGCTGGGCGACGGCATGGTTGAAGTAGAGCTTGATCCTAAACATTACGAAACTGCACTAGATCGTGCAATTACAAAGTTTAGACAGCGTTCTAGCAATTCTGTAGAAGAAAGCTATATGTTCTTAGAATTAATACAAGATCAAAACGAATATAAACTGCCAAATGAAGTTGTAGAAGTGCAGAGCATATTCCGCAGAGCAATTGGTTCACGTAGCGGGTTAGGTTCCGGCGGAACATTATTTGAACCATTTAATTTGGCCTATACCAACAGCTACTTGTTAACCGGTAGCATGATGGGCGGTCTTGCAACATACGAAATGTTTGCAGGATATCAAAAATTAGTGGGACGTATGTTTGGTAGTTACATTGAATTCAAATGGCGACAAAGCAATCATACCCTTACTATTTTACAACGTCCGTTTGCCGCAGGCGAACAAATCTTAATTCGCTGCCATAACTATCGTCCAGATTTTGTATTGCTACAAGACATTTACGCAAAACAATGGTTGTACGATTATACCCTTGCAGTATGTAAATTAATGCTAGGTGAAGCACGTAGCAAGTTTGGAAGCATTGCCGGCCCTGGATCTCCAATCACATTAAACGGTGCCGCTTTACAAGGGCAAGGCAAAGAAGAAGTCGAAAAGCTAGAAAAAGAAATTGGCGAACTTGTTTCTGGCGGAACTCCAATGACATTCGTGATTGGCTAACAAATAATTTGACCTTGTAATAAAACTGTTATATACTAGTAGTTCATTAGGAGACTACTATGATTATTGGTGTATGCGGGTTTATTGGTTCTGGCAAAGATACCATTGCAGATTATCTAACTAACTTCCACGGTTTCCGACGAGAAAGCTTCGCTAACACCCTTAAAGATGCAGTAAGCTATGTCTTTGGCTGGGACCGCACTATGCTAGAAGGCCGCACAAAACAAGCACGTGAGTGGCGAGAACAAGTAGATCCATGGTGGTCACAGCGTTTGAACATGCCCGACCTTACTCCCAGATTAATGCTTCAACTATGGGGCACTGAAGTATGTCGCAGAGGATTCCATGATGATATTTGGATTGCCAGCCTAGAAAACAAACTCCGTACTAGCACTGATAACGTAGTCATCTCTGACTGTCGTTTCCCCAATGAAATCAAATCAATTCGTGAAGCAGGCGGCATTATTGTCTGGGTCAAACGAGGCGAATTGCCGGAATGGTACGAAGATGCTGTTAATTCAAATCGTGGAGAGACAGGAAATTTTGCCTGGGCCACAAGTCGTAGTAGGTTAGAAAAAATAGGGATTCATGCTAGCGAAACTGCTTGGGTTGGCACCAAGTTTGATGCTGTGTTAGACAATAACGGAAGCATTGATGACTTGTTTGAACAAGTTAAAGATCTGGTACTAAGTCACCTTGACGCCAACGAATCCCCTCTTTATGTAGGACACGCTGACAGTTTGAGCATACCGTCTTAAGGTTGATAGGGCGACAGTTGTTTAGGTCGCCGTCAACATGAAATACAGCAAACACTTCCGTGTGCTGTGATTTAAAGCCGCATTTGTCACAAGTATTTTTTATCTTATAGCCAGCTCGATGCCATCTGGCAATACCAGCATACTTGCCACCCTTAAGGCAAGCCTCACATAATTTTCTATAATAAGTCCTGCCGTTTTTAACATAGTTAACGGCAGCTGGCCTATAGCCGCACGAACATAATGGTCTCATATTTTATTTAAGCCTTTTCCGTCCCTTTTTTAGAGTGTATTACAAGTATAAAAAGCCAAAAAGCACTAAATACAATTAGAATGAACACGTATTCACGGAGATTACAAATATGGCTCAATTAAGTTCACCAGGTGTAGCAGTTACGGTTGTAGACGAAAGTTTTTATACACCAGCGGCTCCCGGGACAACCCCTTTAATAGTAGTAACTAGTGCTGAGAATAAAGCAAATGGTTCTGCAACTGGTACAGCACCTGCTACACTAAAAGCTAATGCAGGTAAAGTTTACCTACTAACAAGTCAGAAAGATTTAGCGGATAGCTTTGGTACTCCAATCTTTAAGACTGATAGTAATAATAACCCAATCCATGCAGGCGAACAAAACGAATATGGCCTACAAGCGGCTTACAGTTATTTAGGTGTAAGTAACCGTGCATTTGTTGTTCGTGCAGACATTGATCTATCACAATTAGATGCTAAGGCAATAGCACCTGCTGGTGAGCCAGCCGACGGCCAGTACTGGTTTGATACAGCAAATACTAAGTTTGGTATCTTCCAATGGAATGGCGCAGAGGCAACAACTGCAACAGGCCAAACATTTAGCAATTCAATTCCGCTAGTTATTACTGACAGCACAAAAATTGCCGTTAATGATGCTCCAAAAGACAGCGTTGGTGCAGTAGGTGATTATGCAATTGTAGCAATTGCAGGCACTTATTCATTATATTTTAAGAAAGCAAAGACCTTTACAGCCGCTGGTACTTGGGTAGCTGTTGGTTCTAACGCATGGGCCGCAAGCTGGCCAACTGTACAGGGTACAGTTGCAAGCCCAGTACTACTTGCAGGTGATGCACTAACAATGACAATTAGTGGAGCTCCGTATAGTTTTACTGGCCATACAAGTTTAACAACTCTAGTAGCAGACATTAATACAGCAATGGATGACAGCGACGGCGTAGGCACCGGCGACTTAGATAATCCAGTTGTACCTCCTGGTGTTTCTGCGGCAGTTATTAATAACCGTTTAGAAATTTATTCAACTGGAACTGCAATTGCTATTAGTGGAACATCTGCTAGTAAGATTGGTATTACTGTAGGCACTTACTATGCACCAGCATTAGAAATTAAACCTCATACACAGTTACCAACATACAAGCGCACAGATAATGCATCAGCGGTACAAGGTTACCCAACTGGCTCTTTATGGGTTAAAACAACTGAACCTAACTTAGGTTCACGTTGGAGAATTAAAGTTTACAACGAAGCAACAGGTAGTTGGATTGAAAAATTTGCTCCATTGTATGCAAACAGCGCAGCCGCATTAAAAGGACTTGATCCTACAGGTGGCGGCTTAAACTTAGTACAAGGCGCACTGTTTGTTAAAACTAATATTGCAGAAACACTTAATGCAGCCAATCGTCCAACAGATGCAAATTACAAAATTTATGCTCGTAAAACTTCCGGAGCAACAGAAATTGTTTCCGGTACTGCTGTAACATTTACTGCACAAGGCAGTAACTCGTTTACAATTAAAGAATCAGTTAAAGGTCAAACTGCTACTACCGACGCACTTACAGTAACATTTACTGGAAGTGAAGGAGTTGATGGCTTTTTAACACAGTTAACACAAAAATTAGCTGATGCAACATTTAACTCTTCACCATACACTTCTAAAATTACAGCTAGTAAAGCTGTTGTAACTGGTGAAGTGACTTTACGTCACGCAGACGGCGGTGACATTTACTTTACACAAGGAACTGGAACTCCAATTGCAGATTTGTTTACTCCGTTTACTATTGACCCACTAACAATGGCTGGTTTAGGAACACCTAATTTTTACACAGATGCAGGCCCTGAACAATATGTAGCAACATTATGGAGCCCATACGCTGACATTACTGCCAGTGCAGATGCTCCAACAACTGAAGCCGCTGACAATCAACTATGGTATAATTCAATGGTTGACGAAGTTGATATTTTAATTAACAACGGCTATACATGGGTTGGATATCGCTACCAAGCAGGTGCTGGCCTATCAAACTATAGTTCCCCTTACTACGCGGCATCAGACGATTCTAAAACAGATCCAGCTGGCCCGCTTGTTTCGGCAACTAAACCAAAGACACAAAGTGATGGTACAAATTTAGTCACAGGTGACTTATGGGTTGATACTAGTGACTTGGAAAATTATCCTTCACTATACAAGTATAATAGTAATACCGGTAAATGGGCAATAGTTGATACTGGCGACCAGACTACAGAAGATGGCATTGTATTTTTTGATGCACGTTGGAATACTGACGGTGAAGCGGCAACTCCAAGTACAATTAAAGAATTATTAACAAGCGATTTCTTAGATTTTGATGCTCCTGATCCTGCATTATACCCAAGAGGTATGTTGCTATGGAACTTACGTAGAAGTGGATTTAATGTTAAGAAATTTGTACGTGATTATGTTGATACTAACACAGACAACGTTCGCCAAGATGGCGCACAAATGACCGATTACTATCCACATCGTTGGGTTACTGAATCAGGTAATCAAGAAAACGGCGCTGGCACATTTGGTCGTAAAGCACAACGTAAAGTTATTGTTCAAGCGTTGCAAGCCCTTGTTAACAGCAATCAATCACTACGTGATGAAGAAAGCAGAATATTTAACTTGTTAGCTTGTCCTGGATATCCAGAGTTAGTTGGCGAACTTGTATCGTTAAATTACGATCGCGGTTTAACAGCATTTGTAGTTGGAGATACACCTGCACGTTTAACAGCAGATGCAACTAGTTTAAACAACTGGGGTAAAAACGTATCGGGCGCAGTTGAAGACAACGATGACGGTTTAGTATCAAGCGATGAATACTTAGGTGTGTTCTATCCATGGGGATTCACAAGTGATAATTTAGGTAACAACATTGTTGTACCGCCAAGCCACATGATGTTACGTACTATTGCATTAAATGATAATGTTAGCTATCCATGGTTTGCACCAGCAGGCACACGCCGTGGTGGAATTACTAACGCTACCGCAGTTGGCTACGTTACAAGCGAAGGCGAATTCCAATCAGTTGCATTAAATAATGGACAACGTGATACATTAGCTGGTGTTAAAGTTAACCCAATTACATTTATTACAGGAACAGGTCTTGTAAACTACGGACAATATACTCGTGCTAGAAGCGCAAGTGCATTAGATCGTATTAACGTAGCACGTTTAGTAATTTATTTACGTCGTCAATTTGCACAGTTGGCTAAACCATATGTGTTTGAACCAAACGATAAAATTACTAGAGATGAATTGAAAGGTGCCGCAGAAAGCCTATTGTTAGAATTAGTAGGTCAACGTGCATTGTATGACTATATCGTAGTTTGCGATACATCAAACAACACACCATCAAGAATTGATCGTAACGAACTATACCTAGACGTTGCAATTGAACCAGTGAAAGCAGTGGAATTTATTTACATTCCACTACGCTTGAAAAACACCGGCGAGATCAAAGGCCTAGCATAATAATATAACGGAGCATACAACATGGCAATCGCAAGTTTATCAAAATTTACCGTACCGCTAGCGTCAGATCAAAGTGCTAGCGCACAAGGTATGTTAATGCCAAAGTTAAAATATCGCTTTAGAGTGATGTTTGAAAACTTTGGTACATCAACACCAACAACAGAATTAACCAAGCAAGTTCAAGATGCGGCTAGACCTCAGGTATCTTTTGAAAATCAAAAGATTATGGTTTATAACTCAACTATTAACTATGCTGGTCGTCCAAGCTGGCAACAAATGTCAATCAAATTACGTGATGACGTAACTGGTGCAGTATCCAAGCTAGTTGGCGAACAAATGCAGAAACAGTTTGACTTCTTTGAACAAAGTAGTGCGGCCTCAGGCGGCGACTACAAGTTCTTAATGCGTATTGAAATGCTAGACGGTGGTAACGGCGCACAAACCGCAAACGTTCTTGAAACATGGGAATGTTATGGTTGCTACGTACAAGCCGCTCAGTATAACGCACTAGGTTATGGCGCACAAGATATGTTAACAATTGACTTGACAATCCAGCCTGATAACTGTATTCAAACTAGTGGTGGCGCGGCAGCTCCAACTTCGAGACGTTTAGGAACAGCGGCAACTGCATCTGGTTCACGTTGATAATTAAGCTCACTCAGGTGAGCTTTTTTATGACTACTCATTAACTACGTAGTTAATTTTATCGATAAATATTGTTATGGCCTTTACACCCAACTCATTTTTATATCGTCCTTCTAATATCACGTTGCGTGATCCACAACACGCCGCCCGGGTGTTTACTGACGATCAGTTTAGATTAGCACCAAAGCATAAGTTTTTATTCCACGTAGCATTCAGTATAAATTCAGCGGCATTATCAAATGCTAGTTTAATTGATCGATACAGGAATGAAATTAATGTACTGGTAAAAAGTGCAGACTTGCCAAACTTTACACTAAATGCAGAAACACTTAACCAGTACAATAGAAAAAAGAACATACAAACAACGCACAAATACAATCCTATTAATATCACATTCCATGATGACAATATGGGATTGATTAATCAGTTATGGCAAAACTACTATAGTTATTACTATGCAGACAGCAGGTCAGCATGGGATCCAGCGGCATACAAAAGAAATGCTACTCGTAATAGTGACTTTATAACTACACCTTATGGTTTTGATAACGGTAGTACATTGCCGTTTTTTAATTACATTAAAATTTACCAAATGGCCAGACACGAGTATGTGGGATATACTTTATATAATCCTATAATTACTAGTTGGAACCATAACAAAGTGGATTACGCAGGTCAAGGTACAATGGAAAATACAATGGGTATCCAGTTTGAAGCAGTTACTTACGAAAACGGTGACGTATCAACCGGGGATCCAGAAGGCTTTGGACTTGAGCATTATGATGTAGAAAAAAGTTCTTTACAAGGTAATGTTGATTCTACATCTAGTAGTCCGTCATTTACTGGCAGCGACACAGAAACACTAGATTTATCAATAGTTGACACTGTAACACAACAACTTAACTCGTATCAGAATACTGTAGAAAAAACAAATACTAATACAACAACTATTTTAAAAACGTCTACAACACCAGCACAGTCTAGCGCACTTAGTGGAATAGCATTTCCAACGGCCCCAACTAACACTAATAGCACAGTTGCATCATTAATTAAGTTAGGAAAATAATATGGCATCTAATCTACCTATTGAAGTATCAGTTGATTCAAGCGTTGAAGTAAAAAGTTTTTTTGACAAGTACTATTCAACGTCTGTTAGTTTTCCTAGCAATCAAATTGATGCAGTTGTTGGGTTTTTTACAAATAACGGATTTGGCACTGAAAGCGCCAACAGTATTAGTATTGTATTGTTAAATCAAGCTCGTGCTGATAATGTTAATGTCTTTGAATTAGTAGACAGTTTAAGATCGTTATCAAATGTACAATTAAGCCAGGTTGTTGCACAAGTATTAAATTCATACAGAGAAAAGACTAGTTTGCTAGGATATCGTGTAGCTCAGATTGTTGACAAATACGAAGATAGAAACATTCTAGTATAACATGGCCTCAAAATTTGCCCGTGGTACGTTTACCATGACCCAGCCGGAAAAGTACGTAGGTACTAAGATGCCAACATATAGATCAAGTTGGGAATGGAGTTTCATGCGGTTTTGTGACACTAATAAAAGTGTGCAAAAGTGGGCAAGCGAAGCGGTTAATATCCCCTATCGTGACCCGTTAACTGGTAGACAAACCATATATGTGCCAGATTTCTTTATACAGTATGTGGACAAAAATAATAAAATGAATGTTGAATTAATTGAAATTAAACCAGCTAGTCAGACTATCTTAGAACGTGTTGGTAAGAACAAATACAATCAAGCACAGTTTGTTAAGAATCAAGCCAAGTGGCAAGCCGCATCAATTTGGTGTAAACAGCAGGGTATAAAATTTAGAATTGTCAACGAAAATGATTTGTTTCATCAAGGCGGAGCATAAGTAATATTATGAAGAAACTTGAAGACCTATTAAACTTACCTGCTAGTAAAGATATTATTAAAGCAGAAGAAAAGAAAAAGCAAAAATCTGCTCCTCCCCAAGCATTCTTGCGAGATATGTCAGAATTTGACAAAATTAGTGCGGCTTTACCCGCAGTTAAGGGCCTAGGTGATGCTACTGACGCAGAGTTTGATTCTCTAGCTCAACGTGCTACTGACGCATATGATGATTTAATTGACCTAGGCATGAATGTAGAAGCACGTTATTCAGCACGTATTTTTGAAGTTGCTGGTACTATGCTTAAAAACGCAATTGACGCTAAATCAGCCAAAGTTGACAAGAAATTGAAGATGATTGAGCTACAGCTTAAGAAACAGAAGATGGACCACGATATATCAGGCGGCGAAGATTCCGGTATTGATCTACAAGCAGACGGTTATATCGTTACAGATCGTAATAGTCTAATAGAAAAATTAAAGAATATGAAATAAATACAATACTGGGATCAACATATGAAATCGTTTAAACACTACATTACAGAAAGCAAAAAGGTCTACGAATTTAAGATCAAAATTGCGGGCGACTGCCCAAAAGATTGCGCTAAGAAAATCAAAGAAGCATTAGATGTTTACAAAGTAGAATCATGTTCAAGCGGTAAGGGATTACCAATTGCTGAGAATTATGTAGATTTTCCAACTCTTAAAAATGTTGGAGTTACGGTGTTTGATGTAAAAGTAGCTTACCCAGCTAATGCATATCAAGTACGTACAGCAGTTATTGATCACTTAAAAAGAAGTGGAGATACAGTTAAAGTTCGTAACATGAAAGAAGAGGAAGAAGACACTCTTAATCACGAACACGATACAAAGTCAGGCGAGTCTTTATTAACAAAAGACTATGAAAAAAATGACGGGCAACAACTAGTTGGCAATACACAATCTATGTCGTTGTTAAAAGAATTAGGTAAACACAGAACTACAGGTACACCAGTTAAAGGTACTAATGATGCACTTTTAGCAAACACTGCACCTGTTGAGAAAAAGAACGGGCCAGCAAAAGCTGCCAAAGTTGATGTTAAAAGTCCTGTGGGAAACAAAAAAGTTAAACTAACACCTGTTAAAGTTAAAGGACAATAATATGAATTTTCAAGACTTGCTAGCAAAAATGAAATCGATTGATGAGTCATCAGCCGAAGTACAAGACCTTCCAACTAGTGCAACTAGTTCTCCACCAACAGCACCGGACGGCTCTTTGCCCCCGGCAGGTGCCGAAACACCAACTGTAGAATGTGGTGATGATATGGAAAAAACAAACTCCCAATCTGATGTATTACTTGGTGAAAAAGATGTAGAAGAATGCGGATTACCTGGTATGTCTAGCATGCCATCGGGTATGATGGGTTCGCCTAAACAAAGCGATTCAGTAACAATGAATGTTAGTATGAATGGAAGTGGTGCTGGTGGAATCCGTGATCTAATGGATATTCTACGTAACTTAGATGGCGACCAGGATAGCAATGATGCAGGCGCTGACATTGTATTAGGTGTTGAAGAAGATGGTGCTGATGGTAATTTTACCAACGCAACCACNGAGCCNAANCCAACAACATATGATATGGATGCTGTATTACCAACNGGTGACGACATCCATAGTAAAGGCCGTGAGGCACTTAAAGTTAATGGTGGCGGCAATCCCCTAGCAGAAACATTAATGGCTAGACTATCAGCACACTATCAGTCTATTAAAGAAAGACAATAATATGACTACTGCCGCAGAACAATATCGTGCGTTAGTTGCTAGATTAGAAGCAATAAACCCATCGGAACCAGTTAACGAAGAAACGCCAGAGCCGGCTGGTTCTCCAACTCCAGCAGACGCACTTGCCCCAGCAGGCGCTGTAGCTGATGCTCAAGCGGCACCTGTAGATCCTAACAAATATAAACCTAACGATAACATTCCAGAGATCAAAGCCGGAACACTAGCTCAGGCAAAACAAATTGCGCTAAAACAGTTAGGGCCAGGAAAGAAATTTCGTTTCTGCATGACATACGGAACTAAACTAGGCCCAGCTAAACCTAACCAAGCTGGAATGGAAAAACCCCAAGATAATTTTAGTAGATTTGGCGGCGCAAATGTAGTTAAACCTGCGGAGAAAAAATAATGAACGCAGAACAATATCGCGCACTAGTTAATAAACTAGAAAGCATACAACAACTTAACGAATTAGCCTACGGCCAAGAAGACCCTAACAATCCAGGTTTTATGTGGGTTCCAGCTGATGGTACTACTCCGCTTGGAGACGGTAGCAAACAAATGATTCGATCAGGATCTGGCGGATATTGGAATGCTAAAAAAGTTCCAATTGTAAAACCAGAAGTTGCACCGGCAGTCGTCGCCCCCGCAGTTGTAGAACCAGAAAAAGTAGCCGAACCACCCGCAGTTGTAGAACCAGAAAAAGTAGCCGAACCACCCGCAGTTGTAGAACCAGAAAAAGTAGCAGAAAAGGAGCCAGAAGTTTTTCAACCACAAATTGCTCCTACTAAGAAACTGCCATGTGATCCCGATACACTAGCTAAAATTAAATACATGCCTAGTTTCAATAAAGCATTTGCGGCCGCTCGTGCTGCCGGATGTGAAAAGTTTGACTGGTGCGGAGTATACACTACACAAGTAGAACAAGCTGGTATGGATACTATCCCAGCGGCTGTGGGTAACCCAACAATTTATGCCCAAGGTATTAATATGGCAGTGAATAGAGCAAAACTTAAAGGCGTTCTTGCCCAAAGCGGCCCTTACACACAGAAAGATGTTGCTAAGGTTGTAAAAGGATTGCAAGACGGCACAATTGGATACCAATTAGATCCAAAATCACACAGTACAAGTGAAATTGAAACTTTTACTAGAATGCTACGTGACCAGTTACTCAAAGGTGATAAACGTGCAAGCGGCGACTTTAAAACACCACTTGATCAACGAACATTCCCAGCACCAAAGAAATAAGATTTCGTCAGCAGTATCAAAAAGGGCTCTTCGGAGCCCTTTTTTTGTGTAAATAAAGTTATGGCAAAATCATTAGAAGGCGTCTTAGTAAAAAAAGCGCATACAAAAGAAAAGTTTAACGAAGAGCAAATAACAGACTTGTTAAAGTGTTCCGATCCTACCAACGGATACTTATACTTTTCTCAAAACTTTTTCTATATTCAGCATCCTGTAAGAGGAAAGTTGTTATTTCAACCGTATGAATATCAGGAAGGGTTATTATCAAGTTACCACGATTTTAGATTCAACATAAACATGTTGCCACGACAAAGTGGTAAGACAACATGTGCATCAGCATACTTGTTATGGTTTGCCATGTTCCATCCGGACCAAACTATTCTAGTTGCCGCGCACAAATATACAGGCGCACAAGAAATTATGGCACGTATCCGTTATGGATATGAATTATGCCCTGACCACATTCGATGTGGTGTGACGAGCTATAACAAAGGCTCAATGGAGTTTGACAATGGATCACGTATTGTTTCTGCTACCACTACTGGTAACACTGGTCGTGGTATGTCCATATCACTTCTTTATTGCGATGAGTTTGCATTTGTGCAACCTAATATTGCTGAAGAATTTTGGACGTCAATATCACCAACACTAGCAACTGGCGGTAGGGCAATTTTAACTTCAACACCTAACAGTGACGAAGATACGTTTGCTATTATTTGGAAAGAGTCACAAGATAAATTTGACACACACGGAAACGAGCGTACTGATGATTTAGGACGCAATGGGTTTCACGGATTCCGTGCAGAATGGAATGAACATCCAGATCGTGACGAAGCATGGAAAGCTGTTGAAATGGGACGTATTGGCGAGGAACGTTTCCGTCGAGAATATGGGTGCGAGTTTTTAATCTATGACGAAACATTAATTAGCTCGCTTAAACTAACAGACATGCTAGGCAAAGAACCTGCCTTTAAGATGGGACAAGTACGCTGGTATAAAAAGCCAACGCCAGGCAACACTTACCTTGTGGGATTAGATCCTAGTTTAGGTACAGGTGGAGATTATGCAGGTATTCAAGTATTTGAATTGCCCAGTATGATACAATGTGCAGAGTGGCAACACAATCTAACTATTATACAAGATCAAGTTAGGATTTTTCGAGATGTTGTAAAGTATATACAAGAAGAGATCGGACACGAATACAGTAATAACATTTATTGGTCAGTAGAAAATAACACCCTAGGAGAAGCCGCCCTAGTAGTTATTGCTAACTTAGGCGAAGAAACATTCCCCGGATTGTTCTTAAGTGAGCCAGTACGCAAAGGGCATGTGCGCAAGTTCCGCAAAGGATTTAACACTACACACGGTAATAAGATTTCAGCTTGTAGTAGATTAAAGTATTTTATTGAAGAAAACAGGATGATTGTACACAGTAAGATGCTAATAAGTGAACTTAAAACATTTATTGCCGCGGGTGTAACCTTTAAAGCTAAAGAAGGACAACACGACGATTTAGTTAGTGCGCTATTGCTAATAGTGCGTATGACTGTAATTTTAGCAGATTGGGATCCAGCTGTATTTGATAAACTCAGTATAGAAGGCCAATTAGACGATGATTGGGAAGCTCCGCTACCAATATTCATTTCCAGTAATTAGTGATAAATACAACATGAATGCAAATTTAGATAAGATTGCCCAAGACCTTTACGGTAAAATACAAACACGCTTCCCTAATATCCAAATGGGGGACGAAAACGCCGGTGTACTAAGCAAAAAGGAAGATATTCCTAATGCTCGATTCTTTGAGTTTGAATACGAAGAAAACGGCGAATCATTAGGCACTATTGCTATTACCCTTGATGCCCAAGACGGGATTGTGCTACAAGTTAGCGGCGATTTAGTCAACGATAACAGCAACACAACGCACCACAGTGCGTACAAGTTTATCCGCGGTTTTAGATCATTTGCAAAAGACAGATTATTAAACTTCGATGTGCAAAACATCGGTAAGAGCAACTTAGACAAACGAGACTACGAGTTTCAGGCCAAACGTAAGGAAAATGCCATGCCCGCAATTATGGAAAACAAGATGTACGGTAATGCCCGTATGAGTTATCAAGATTTAGGCGAAAATGCTAGACTAGTTGTCAAGCACACACAGCCAATCAATATGGAACTTGCCGCCGGACGTACAATGCACATTGATAGCATTTACATCGAAAACGCACAAGGCGAACGATTCCGTTACCCAGCAAAGCATTTAAATGGTGCTCGTGCATTAGCAGAGCATATCAAAGCAGGCGGCAATCCATACGATCCAATTGGCAAACACATTTGCAGTCTAAGTGAAGAACTAGCAAGCCTACGCAAGTTCAAAGGTTATGTTAACCGCCAAGAACAAGTTAGTGAAGCAATGGGCAGTGTTACTGATCGTGTTCTAGAACGCATTGAACAAATTAAAGAAACTATCCACAAGTTACAACGTCCAGCATATTATCAATCATTTGTAGAAACATTTGAAGCTCAAGAAGAACAAATGATTCCTGAAGAAATTGCAAATGACCTAATTGACCGTTTGACAATCCGCACATTTAACGAAGAATTAAAAGCAGTATTCCCGTACATTTATAAGTTTGTNGANGAGTCANAATTAGATGTATTAGAAATTGGTGTTGACGAATTACTAAGCGATGCATACAATCCTAACTCAGTAGATGCTGAACATCGTCGTAGTTTAGAAAAATCGCAGGAAGACAGCTTAAAGAAAAAAGCAGAGGACGGGGATGAGTCAGCTAAGAAGCGGTTGCAAGCATTAAAAGATAAAAAAGAACGTATGCGTAACGATTACAACGATCGTATGGAGCGCGAATCCATAGATCCTGAACTAGCATACGAAAACTTCATGAATGATATCGTCCGTGAAGATAAAGACGAACTGTTTAGTCCTAATAAGTCAGCTCAACAAACAGCTATCAAACAATTAAACGATATTTTATCACAACCGTTNATGGGCGGCCCACAAGGNATCAATGCTATACAAAGCCTTAAAGGATTAATTGATGATCCTGAATTTTTACAATCGTTGCAAGACATTGATCCAGAGTTAGATATACGTCCATTAGTACAACAGTTTATTTTACAAAAAGACCCAGAACTATCAATGCGATTAAACTTCAGTGGTGAAGATAATGAAGCACCTGCTCCAGCAGCACCTGCTCCGTTAGCGCCTGCTCCAGAAGCACCACCAGCGCCTGCTCCAGAAGCACCACCGGCTGAAGCACCACCAGCTGAAGCACCACCCCCAGCTCCAGTAGCTGAAGCTACAGATGATAGTCCTCCATGGGATGTAGATCCTAAAGAGAAAAAGTCTAAACCAACAACACCGGGCAAGCACGGTCAGGGTTACAGCCAAGCACGTCACCTAGCACGTCAAGGTATGGCAGATGCTATGAAGAAAGCGGTCAAAGCTGGTGCAAAATTAGAAACTCAATTAGACTTTGGTCATGGTGTTAAAACTATCCAAGAAATTCTAAGCGATTGCGGAATGAGTCCTCAAGATGTTGGTATGGAAATGCCCGTTGAAGGCGGATTGCCAGCAATGCTAAAATTTATCAGCGGCTTTTATAACAAAGACGAAGGTAACTTTCCATTAGGCGGTATGCGCATTAAAATTAAAGTTAAAAAAGGTTTTGAAGATGGTGAGTTTGGCGAAGCTAGCGATGATGACTTGATCAAAGTATTAAAGTTCATTGACATGAAAGATCCAAGCGACGAAGCAGATCATCATGAACAACAACATGTCTTAAAGTTAGCAGGTGTTAGTCCACAACCACAAATGCATGAGCCAGAAGCACACGTTAGTCCTATTAGCGGACACTCTGATGCACATGCCGATAGTCTAGCTAGAATCATGCAGTTGGTAAGTAGATAATCATGAGCACACCCAACATACTACGCCGTTACATGGACATACTGGCAGAAAGAGTCACAATGAATCCAGATGGTACTACGTCTGGTGGGTTTAAGCCCAACCCAGTAGATCCCAACGCACCTGTGGATCCCAGACATCAAGCCATGCAACAAGCCAAGGATCAAGCGGATCAAGCATATAATGCATGGGTTGTAACTCGCCCCAAAACAGCAGATGGACGCCTTATGCCAGCCAACTTGAATCCTGCCGCAGTTGAACGGGTGTTGGCTGGAGAAGATCCCAACACAGTTATCAAGGGTCGTAGCCAGCTGGGAGCATTTGGCACTGACCCCTCACAGTACAAAACATTGGCACAGCAGTATCTAGCATGGTTGGCCAAACAGCCCGCTAAGTTTGATAATATGGATCCCAAGTGGGATTCTCCACCTCCGGCAGCGGCAGCACCTGCTCCCGCCGGAGCAATTAATATCAATGTGCAAGGTACTCAGCAGGCCGCTAAACTTAAAGCATATAACGATGCCAAGGCTGCTGGTGCAACAGAAGAACAAGCACAAAACGCAGAAGCAGCCGCAGGAAATCTTGCTGGTGCTGAAGCACTAAGTAAAGTTGATATAAACGATCCGTCTACATACGTTAATAATCCTAGATCTAACACCGGCCCAAGTTCTGAAGCAGAACGTCAACAATGGATACAAGATCCTACAAAGACTGCTACAGCAACGGCGCCTGCGGCGGCACCTGCCAAAGCTCCGTACAAGGGCAGTGCAGGCGCCCAAGAAATTCAAAAGTTAAATCCAGCGATTATAGATGTTAATCGAATACAAGTTGGACAAAAACTTAAGATGCCCAACGGTCAACCAGATTATATTGTTAAGCCGGGTGATACATTAGATAGAATTGCCAAAGGTGTAAAACCAGCTCAAGGTGCGATGTCTGCAAATGTAGCACCAGCCGGGCAACCAGCCGCAACTGCCGCTAATCCCGCATTAGGTACTATAAAAGGCGCAACCCAGGCAATCCCAACAGTAGCACCGCCAGCAGGTAATCCAAGCGGAGTAGGAAAGAATGCAACATATACGACAGATGAAATTGCGGCGGCCCGCGAAGCATTAAAGGATCCAAAACTCGGCGCAAGGGACAGGGCATTTTATACTGGTATGTTAGCAAACCAACCAAAAGCAGTTAAAGAAAATACCGGATACGACGAAGTTGAGCGTATTGTGAGTTTGGTACATTACAGATAAAGAAATATTATGAAAACTCTTCGCGATTATATAAATCTAATAGAGGATGCCCAAGCGCCAGTTCAAGCACCTGCAGATCCAAATAAACTGCTGGTGTTTATTAATTTTGCCAGCGGTCAGGGCAACAAACAGTATGATTTAACAAGCATCATGCAAAAAAATGGTTGGGTTGGAACTCCTGCGCAAGTTATTAATCAAGCTGAAAAATGGTTAAGTGATTTTTTAAGACAACGCGGCGATCAGTGGACTGGTGCAAACTGGTCTTATAAAGGCCAATTATTGAGAGCAAGCCAAGTTGGTGATGCTGGCGCCGCTGACGAGTGGGCCGATGAAATTAAAAACTCATTTAAGAAATAATTGAGTAAAATACTCATATTTAAAGCAAGATTTCTCTTGCTTTACTAAATAAAAGTGCGTATACTATGTATATGCACTTTTTACTTTAAGGTAGATCCGTAAAGTAAACAAAGGCAAATGAAGTAAACAAAGGCTTATATAAAGGAGAACTACTATGGCAACTTTGGCTGAAATTAGAGCAAAACTTAAGGCATCTGAATCAAAAGGTTCAGGAGAACGTACAGGCGGTGATAATTCAATTTATCCGTTCTGGAACTTAAAAGAAGGCGATGAATCCGTTCTGCGATTCTTACCCGATGGTAACACTGACAACACATTTTTCTGGGTTGAACGTGCAATGATTAAATTACCATTCGCCGGCATCAAGGGTGAATCAGAAAGCAAACCAACTATCGTACAAGTACCATGCGTTGAAATGTATGGCGACACTTGCCCAATNCTGTCAGAAGTTCGCGGCTGGTTTAAAGACCCTGCACTTGAAGATATGGGTCGTAAGTATTGGAAGAAACGCAGTTACATTTTCCAAGGATTTGTAACTGAAGATGGTTTGAATGAGAAAGAAAAAGCAACAAACCCAATCCGTAGATTTATCATCGGACCTCAAATCTTTACATCAATTCGTGCGGCTTTGGTCGATCCAGAATTGGAAGATTTGCCAACTGACTTCACAAACGGTATTGACTATCGTATGAAGAAAGGTAGCAAAGGCGGTTATGCTGACTACTCAACTAGTACTTGGTCACGTCGTTCACGTCCGTTGAACGAACAAGAACAAGAAGCTATTAAAGAGCACGGCTTGTTTAACTTGTCAGACTTCCTACCTAAAAAGCCAAGTGAAATTGAGCTTAAAGTAATGAAGGAAATGTTTGAAGCATCAGTTGATGGCGAACCATATGACATGGAACGTTGGGGACAGTATTTCAAACCAGCTGGCATGAGTCAGAACACAGGTGATCCACAAAAGACATCTACTCCTAAAGCCGCACCTGCTCCAGCGGCATCACATGATGATGAAGATGACACACCTGCTCCAAAAGCAACTGCTCCGGCAGTGGCACCTAAAGCAGAAACACCAAGTGACAGTGGCGGCGACAGTCGTGCCGCAGACATCTTGGCAATGATTCGCAATCGTCAGAAGTAAAAACGGCTTGGGCCTCTGCAATCTAGTTGTACGCCCAGGTTATCTATTAGGAGAAAAACAATATGGCAACGAAAGCATTCGATCTTTCAAAATTTCGTAAAACCTTGACCAAGGCAATTGACGGTCTAGGTGTAGGATTTAACGATCCTACAGATTGGGTTAGCACAGGTAACTTTGCGCTTAACTATCTGATCAGCGGTGACTGGAACAAAGGTATTCCTTTGGGTAAAGTTACTGTATTTGCTGGCGAATCTGGTGCCGGCAAGAGTTATATATGCTCAGGCAACATTGTCAAACACGCACAAGAGCAAGGAATTTATGTTATCTTAATTGATAGCGAAAATGCACTTGACGAACAATGGTTGAAAGACCTCGGTGTTGACACTAGCGAGAGCAAACTACTAAAACTCAACATGGCCATGATTGATGATGTGGCTAAAACAATCCATGAATTTATGGACGAGTATAAAGCAATGGCAGAACGTCCTAAGGTCATGTTTGTCATAGACTCACTGGGTATGTTGCTTACCCCTACTGACATTAACCAGTTCCAAGCTGGTGATATGAAGGGTGATATGGGCCGTAAGCCAAAAGCATTAACCTCATTAGTTCGTAATTGTGTTAACATGTTCGGTACTTATAATGTAGGCATGGTTTGTACAAATCACACATACGCAAGTCAAGATATGTTTGATCCAGACGACAAAATATCAGGCGGACAAGGGTTTGTTTACGCATCTAGTATTGTTGTTGCAATGAAAAAGCTGAAGTTGAAAGAAGATGAAGACGGTAACAAGGTTTCAGAAGTAAATGGCATTCGTGCTAGTTGCAAGATTATGAAAACTCGTTACAGCAAGCCATTTGAAACACTTCAAATTAAAATCCCATACACAACCGGTATGAATCCTTACAGCGGCCTAGTAGATATGTTTGAAAAACAAGGTCTACTAAAGCAAGAAGGTAACAGACTCAAGTGGAATGATCCTGAGACTGGTGAGGAATTCAAATTCTATCGAAAAGAATGGAAAGATGATAAATTAGATATGATAATGGCGAAATTCCATATCAAGCCTGAAACAACAACTACCATTCCTACGGAGATAGATGAAAATGTTGAATGAAACACAAATTGGTGATGTCTGGTTACTATTCGCAGACTATATTGACAAGAAGCAACTAGAACTTGTAGCTGAACGCTATGTAGATTTATTGGCAGATCACGGTGTTAGTGACAAAGTGTTGCAAAGTGCAACCGGCGTCGACGACACTTTAGATTCTGCTATTGAATACTATCTTGATGAAGACGCTGAAGACGAAGATTATAAAGAATTGGATTTCTAATGGGTTGGTACGTTAAAGTTAGCAAGGATATTTCTTATATTCCTGACGCTGTAGATTTCTACAATACTGAACTAATCGATGCTCGTAAAGAGTGTTGGATTACCGGTAATGTTGAAAGAGCGGCCGCGTCAATGCCTGGGATTGTAGAACAACGTTTCAGTCAACTACAAGAAATTGAGGCAATTTTAGAGTACCTTAACATTGAACTTCGCAGACTTAAGAGTCAGCATTTTAGAAAGTATCTTGAAAACTATCAAAGAGCACTAAGCTCAAGAGATTGTGAAAAGTTTGTTGAAGGTGAAGCAGACGTTGTTGATTTTGAAAAAATTATCAACGAGTTTGCTTTACTTCGCAACAAATGGCTAGGTATTACTAAAGCACTAGATCAAAAACAATGGCAGATTACTAATATTGTCAAATTGCGTGTTGCAGGGATGGAAGACGCTTCATTGTGAAGATAGTACTAGTTACTGGCGGGTTTGATCCAATCCACAGCGGTCACATAGATTATTTTAATTCTGCTAGGCAGTTGGGTGACAAACTTGTTGTTGGTTTAAACAGTGACAAATGGCTGTCTCGTAAAAAAGGTCAACCATTTATGACATGGCAAGATCGTTTTCAAATTATTAAACATTTAAAAATGGTTGACTTTGTTATCAGTTTTAATGACGATGACAATAGTGCTAAACTTGCAATTAAATTAGTCCAACAAACTTTTCCCGATGACATTATTATCTTTGCCAATGGCGGTGATCGTACCCAAGACAATGTTCCCGAACTTGATGTTGCTGGTGTAGACTTTGTATTCAATGTAGGCGCAAAAAAAACAACATCTAGTAGTACTTTATTAGAGTCCTGGACATCTGCACATCACTAATCAATTCGCCCAAACGAATACTAATAGGCCTTAAATAATATTGAGGCCTATTTTTTATTCAAATGGTTGACCTTTGACAAATTACCATGTATACTAGTAATATGACGACTATAGATAAACTTTTAATTAAAATTGTAAATCAATCGGATCCTTCAGTTGAAGAAGTTATACCAAAGAGAGATGCTAGGGTATTGCGTAGCCTAGCAACGGCAATTTTAACACCTGGATTTATCACAGAAAATCAAAGTAAACTACTAGTTAAGATTTTAACTGAACATACTGGTAAATTTGTGCAAAATTTAGACGAACTTGTTGAGTCGTTAATAACACCAAGTTGGTCTAAACTTTTTAGAGAAGTTGATAAAACTAAAAAAATGTATATTTCATCGGCTGAGCCGTTACTTGTCATCGAATTTGCATTTTCTTCAATTATGCGGAAATCAGTAACATCTAGTGTTAAAAAAATCAGCGGTCTGGTACAGGTAGCAAGTGGCAAAGTATACTCCGCCGACCTGACTGAAGAAAATATTGAAACACTGGTCGAACTACTACAACCAATGGGTTTTGAAATAGAGGAAAAAATCCTGGATTTTTACAAAATCATAAAATCTTGGGAAAAAACTGAAGTTAAGAATCAGTTCTTATTAACTAACATTACGCACAGCAACTTTCAAAAACAAATTACGGCCGACTTGGGTATTAGTACTCCAATTGACGATAACGTCATTAGTGACCGAAGTACTAGGTACCAATATTTTCATGAAAAATCCGGAAAAAATCCGGAAAAATTGACCGAAATTTTAGCCTATCGAAATTCAACAAAGGTATGGGTTGATAGAAATAAATGGTCATTAGACGAAATTATTTTTAGCTTAACAGAGTTAAAACGATTGCCGGTGTTGGTTGTCTTTGATAATAACGATCCTAAAAAATGCCTGGCTGAGATGGCAATTTTACATGAAAGTTTAGAAAATAATTCAATATACGATAATGTTGGAATTTATTTTAGATTACCAAACGACGAGGTCGGAAGTCAGTTTAATAAATTTATTAGTGAACATAGTTACAACTGTCAACTTGATAATACGACAAAAGTAGTTGGGGTGCAAAATGGAAAAATTCCGAAATTTTTCCTAAAAAATGAATGGCGGCCGATGAGTGTCATTTCTGTGGGAAATACGCTTCGCCAAACAAAAACATCAGTGTATGCAAACTTATGCGACTTAATAATTTCACACACTGACACACAACCAATTATTGAGACAAGGAACGTATGGGAGTAAAATTAGTTATACGAGATGAGGTTAATATTAAATTTGAGAATCTTCCATTAGATGCTCGAAAAAAATTAACTAATACATTTAAGTATGAAAATCCAACTGCACGTTATCAACCTGCGTACAAATTAGGACGTTGGGATGGTATGGTCAGTATGTTTGGTCTTGGTGGTAACGGCTATTTGAGCCAGCTAGAAAAGTGCCTAGAAATACTTGCAAGTTTACGTGTACATATCGAAGATGTCGAAGACTTGCGTACCACTGGTCAAATTGAATTTAAAGAAATTACAAATACTTACTGGGCAGACCAAGGTAAGGTATGGCCTAAAGGACATCGATTTGCAGGGCAACCTATTACATTACGTGATGACCAAGTTGAGGTTGTAAACCGATTTTTTACCAATACGCAAGCACTACAAGAAGTAGCAACTGGTGCTGGTAAAACTATTATGACAGCAACATTAAGTCACTGTGCTGAAAAATACGGACGTACTATTGTAATTGTTCCTAACAAAGATCTTGTTACACAAACAGAAGAAGATTATATTAATGTTGGACTTGATGTTGGAGTTTACTTTGGCGATCGAAAGGATCTAGGTAAGACTCATACTATCTGTACATGGCAAAGTCTCAATGTGTTAGATAAGAAAAGTAAGAACTGGGACTTAGAAAATGCAATAACATTGGCAGAGTTCCTTGACGGTGTTAAGACAGTAATTGTTGACGAAGTACATATGGCCAAAGCGGAAGTGTTGAAGAACTTGCTTACACAAAACCTAGCAAATGCACCTATTCGTTGGGGACTAACTGGCACTGTTCCTAAAGATGATTTTGAAGCACAACCTATATATGCTAGCATAGGCCCAGTAGTTGGCGGCATTAAAGCTCACCAATTACAAGAGATGGGTGTGCTTAGTAACCTGCATGTAAACATTGTGCAGATGATAGATTTACCAGAATTTAAATCATACGCAGAAGAATTAAAATATCTTGTTACTAGCCCCGAGCGATTAGCGTATATTGCAAAAATAGTTAAAGGCTTATCAGAAACAGGCAATACATTAGTTCTGGTTAACAGAATTGATTCAGGCAAGCAACTAATAGAATTACTCGATGATGCTGTTTTTATTTCAGGCGAAGTAAAAGGCACAAAGAGGACCGAGGAGTACAAAGAACATGCAACAAATGATAACAAGATTACTGTGGCGACTTTTGGTGTGGCCTCTGTTGGTATTAATATCCCAAGGATTTTTAATCTGGTTCTTCTTGAACCCGGAAAGAGCTTTGTCCGTGTTATACAAAGCATTGGGCGAGGCATTAGAAAAGCAGAAGACAAAGACTTCGTACAAATCTGGGACATAACCAGTACTTGTAAGTATGCAAAACGGCACCTTACAGCGAGAAAGAAATTTTACAAGGATGCCAAGTATCCGTTTACTATTACTAAAACGGACTGGCAAAAATAAAGGAATTATGCAAATATTAACATTAGATAACAAGACTTTTTCATTAAACAATCTACCCGACGAGGTAGATGATAGTACTAGATTTGCAGTTCTAGATAACAGTGACCCTAAAGAACCCGATTTCTTTTTTATGCCGTTAATCTTTCTTGAGAGTTTTAATGCACCTGCCATGGTATTAAGGATTGGCGAAGATGAAGTAACAATGCCCATTGATTGGTGTATTGCAGTGGGTGATAGTAGCTGTGCTACTGACATTGAAATTCTACCTTTAACTAGTTTAAATGACAGAGGATTTGAAGCACTGGTGTTTAATCCGTTGAGCTCGTTTAGGGTAGAGTTTAAGAAGATCGAAATTGTAAATTTTTATAACGATGTTAAATGGTATTTTCCAAAGATGAAAAATGGACAACTATTAGCAGTACCGACTCGCTTTAAAGAACAACCAGATTGTGCTTATTTTGTAAAAGAAATTAGCAGACAAAGTGAGATAATTCAGTTAGATAAAATTCTATAATGTTTAAAGATATTGT